TCTATACCTGAAGCCCATTGTATTTTGGCTGGAGCTTCTGTCCATGTGCTGCAACCTGAGGCTATAATAAGGTCATTAAGCTTCAATGGGTATTTATTAGCGTCAGATAGACTAGTATCCAACATAAACTGTAAATTAAAGCCTGACCTACCATATGAGCTTAAACGCTCCATTAAGTCGATTTCATTAAATCTATCAGGGTCAGTAGGGTCTCCCTCTTTACCGTCCATATCAGCGATTGTAGGAGCTAATTTATGCCCATATCCTACCTTTTGTGCTTGGTTAGGAATCAATGCTGACCATATACGTGTCTTGAACCCACGTTCATCTAGGTCATTATACAATGACATCTCTGTTTGAGGTGTTCCTAGAAAGATAACACGTCCTACTTTAGGCTTTATAATAGCGTCAAACTCTTTTACGGTCTCACTTAAGCGGTCACGCATAAGCTGAGTCTGTGAGTTATTGGCAGATTCTACGTCATCAGCAATAATAAGGTCAGCCCTAGACCCCGTAAGCTGACCTGTAATCCCCATAGACTTCACTGAGGGGGCGTGTGAAGCCTGTGCTGGGGCAACATCAAAGGATACCTTAGAATGTCTTTGGCTATCCTTAGGTTGTAAATGCTGTAACAAAGGCATTTCTGCAATAAGCCTCTGTGTAAATGTACTAAAGTCATCAGCCCTCGTTTTACTAGCTGATACTACCAATATGTTACGCTGAGGGTTCAGCAGTAATTGGTGACATACAAATGCAGAAGTAATCCAAGACTTTCCTACACCCCTAAAAGCCTCTATTACTATACGTTTCTCTTTAGATTGTAGATAGTCTGCTATATCGTATTGTATAGGTGTTGGCTCAGGTAGATTGAGGTGTTTCCAAGCTAGATACAAGAAGTTCTTAAAGTTATCTATCTTATTCATCTGTGTCGAACGGTAAGTCCTCTAGTATGTTGTTAGCTTTTTCTACGATATCAGGACTTGAGTAAGTCTTACAGATATCTAAGCATACCTTCATCTCACTTGCAGATATTTCATCACCTGACTTGAGCTTCCTATAAGCATGAGCCACCAGTAATACAGGTAACTCTTCTACTATCTTTTCTATTTGTTCATTTTGTTCTGTCATTATTTTTGTCCTTTAACTTCTAATTCTCTTACCTTAAGTTCTAAGTCACGAACCCTTTTTACAGTCTCTAAAACTTGTGATGGTGGTTGAAAGTCATCTATCCAAGTATCATTTTCTTCTACTTCTACTTGTAGCATTTTGTAGTTGTATTCTAAGAAAGCTAATCTTTCTTCTATACCAAAGTACGCCCATACAGATACAGCTGTAATAGCTATTAATGCTAATAAGTTTTTAACAGGTATGGTAATTAATGATTGGTCATTTATTTTCATCTACGTACTGCTGCACTCCCGAAGTAAAATCCTGACACAGCAGCTAGAAAGTGTGTATCAGCGTTAGTTATGACTATACCTGTAAGACCAGCAAAGGTAGTTACCTCTTGTGTATAGCCAAATATCCACCATCCTTCTTTGACTTGCTCTAAGTACATTAGATGTACCGCAATAGAGGGGTCTATAAAGACGGCTAGCTTTGGTAAACATATAATAAAGAATACTGCTAATAATGCCATCCAACGACGGGTCACACTTTGGAAGTGTCCACCGTGATTACGTGCGTCCTGTACGGCTGCTCTATCAACCTCAGCACGTTGTATTAAATACTTTTGTTGTTCTGCCTTGTCTTTTTGACTGGCTGACCACAGGCTTAATACACCTGTAAGTAAACTACTACCTAACATGGTAATAACTTCAAAAGGTATCATTACTTACTCCAAAAGTATCCAACAATAATACTGGCTATACCACCTAACCACATAAGAAGGCTTACTGCTCCTTTACCTTTAGCTACATCTGCTTGTAGTGACTCTACTTTTGTCTCTAGTCGGTCTAGCTTTTCAGCAAGTTGTTCTAATGTAACTTTCATTTAAGAAATATCCTCTCTATAAACCATGCGGGTGGGTCTAGTTCCCACCATTTGTGACCGTGTCTGTAGTCTTTTGCAATAGTGTGGTGATAATTATGCCAACCTTCACCCCAGCTTATAAGAGAAGTCAGGGGACTGTTGACCGCCGTGCAGTCTTTGTTGGGTTTAACCACAATATAACCAAATTGTTTCATGTGTGGTATAACACCAAACGCACCAGCTGCCTGATATACACATGCTGCTGGGAATGAGAACGCAAATATACCTAATAATGGGTCTATTGCGTACAATATAGCTATATAACTAAGTAATAAAGTCCAATAATGCTTAGTTATAAACATATAATCTTTGTCTTTAAGAATATCCTTTACCATTTCTTTAGGAACAGTAATAGGGTCGTACAATGTAAGCCATGCTCTGATATATCCTATTCTTTTAGGGGATTCATTGTCTTGTTTACTACCACTGTACATATGATGGTATCTGTGCATTGCAGTCCACGATAGTGGGCTACCAAATGCTGGTATGATTGTAAGATACTTTAGAATCTTAGCTTTGATAGGAGTTGTTTCAAAACTTCTATGAGCCATAAACCTGTGTATGGCAATGTTTGTGCCAAAGATATTAACAAACGCCCAAGCGAATAGACCATAAACAATATACTCAGGGAAATAATAACACCCCGCTATTGCTACTATATGGTTTATTAATGCTAATAATTGCACTAACCTTGCATGTTTCATGTCCACCCCAGTTTTCTAATTACCCAAACAAATAGGTCAAACTTACAATGTTTTAATTTTGGTTTAATATGATGTTGCTTATGATATGCTTCTGAAAATGCAACAGGGTACATGTAAGGTACATCTCTCACCTTGCCCAGATGACACATGATACCTGTTACTGTCATCACCCAAAAGGTTGTCATAGCTACTGCTGTTGCCCACATCAAAAACATATCAAGTGGCAAAACTAAAAAAAGAATAAAGTTAAATGTATATGCTAAAACTGTTTCATTCTTAGTTAAAAATAATTGCCATTTATTTCTTAGTCTATCTCCACACAAACTTAAATCGTAATCTTGTTCGTGTGTTCTAAATATAATATATAACCATGAGCTATGCTTTGGACTGTGTGGGTCAGCTATAGTATCAGCATATCTGTGATGGTTTCTGTGCCATGCACTATAAGATATTGGTGTTCCTATCAATGCACTCATAGATACTACACTCATTATGTTTTGAAACCATACAGGTGGATTCCAGAGATTGTGTGTAGCCCATCTGTGTATAAACAAACTCATAGTAAATTCTAGTAAAAAGTAAAAGAGTATGTATGTGTATAAGAGTTGTAGCCATGATAGTGCTACAAAAGAATATAGTGCTAATCCAAAGTAAACAACATATAAGATACTAAGTAACACATTAAAATTCCCAACAATGTTGTATCTGCCCTAACTCTACATCTTTGTGCTTTACAACATTTCTTGTGTAATTGCCAAGCATAACTCCAGCTGATTGAGCTGCTGTAAAATAATTATCTACTCGACTATCTTTAATGCAAGGTATTCTATACTTAGATACACCTATTGATTGTTGATATGCTTTGTGATTTGTATGCCATTCTGATGTATAAAATACTGCTTTACTTCCATTGACTGTGCCATTTAAAACAACATTCCATACAAAAGTATCGCTTGGATTATTATTTCCTACTATCCAATTAATTGGAGTATTATCTTTTTTAACTAAAATCCCATGTCTTGTGTGAGATTCAAAATTAAAATGTTCTCTAGCCCATGTTTTAATTTCATCATCTGTAATATTTTCACTAGGACAGTTGAGTGTTCCTGATTTAATATCATCTAATGATGCTGCAAACAAAATATCAAATGTTGAATCATCTATTGTGTCTGCTCTTTCAAATGTTATTGCCATATTAATATACCTTTAAATTAATTTGTTCGTTGTCTGTACTTATAAAATTCCAGAATGCTGCATTTTGACTAATAATAAGTCCTGCTCCATTTCTTACATTAGAACTTGCTGCTTCAGTACCAGCAGGATAAAACATTCGACTTCCATTAGATTTAGTAAACATAAGACCTCTAATTCCTGAAGATGGCAAACCAGTAAATGTTGCTGTAAGTGTATAGTCAGGTGGTGCTATTTCATCTCCATTTCTTAAAGCCACTTTAAATGTATTAATTGTAAAAGTATTACTAGCCCAAGAATCTGGATTAGTAGCTGTTGAACTTCCAAGACTTCCATGACTAGATGCTAACTCAATTCCTCTATAATCTACTCCACCAGCTTTACTGGCATTACCTGCATCAGACCAATGGTCTACTGTAAATGTTGTATCTAGCCATACATCATCATCTTTCATTTGTGCCATTTCAAATGAGTAGGTTGAGCCATTAACAAAACCAAAATTATAATTATTTAAACTACCCCAACCGAATGCTGTATTTGGGCTTGTGTCAAATCCCTGATTAGTTGAAGCTGATTTAAGATGTCCTTGTCTTCTACTTCTAATAGTGTTTCCTATTTTTATATACCAAAAATCTGCTCTTTCTTGTGCCGACATTCCATTAACTTCAGTTAGCATTTGGCTATTATTAGCAGCAAAAGTATCAAATTCATCATAAAATGCAGTTAAACCTATACTATTAGTGCTTAAACTCATGCTACCAATACTTGATGAACCAAATGCTGTGCTTGGGTTTCTACCAATATAAGTTGCAGTTTCACCTTGAACATTTTTAGCTTCTGATACTCTTCCAGCAGTCATGCTACCAGCAGCTAATAATACAATATTTGATGTTCCATAAAAATCTGCTGCTAGTTGTATCTCACCACTAGATGGTACACCACTAGCTGCTCCATAGTATTCAGATAAACTATGAGGTGCAGAGCCACCAAATTCTGTAGCTATTTCACTTAGTTTTATTTGACCACTACTTTGTAAAGCCATCTTTCAATTCCTTAATTTGATCTTTTAACTCTTTTATACAGTTAATTAAAAGTCCATGAATTGCGT